CCAACCAGCGGCTTTAAATCAAAGATTACTTACCGCAGGATACCATCAGTCACCTAGGCTTCCAACAACAACCTTTTAGGTTTTCGTCTGACCCCACGCACTAATTGAGTACACTTCGCTCGCTCGCCAATGCTATTTGGCGTTTGGGTTGCTTGATACCCTCTGGCTAGTTTCCCCTACAGGAACAGCGGATTTCTCCAGAAATTACACTGTATCGAATAAACGGTAGGAACCGTACGACTACTACAAGCCTTCAAATGTTGCGTTAACATAAACCTCGATCTCACCTAAGTGAGTTCGATTCTGTCCAAACGCCGGGCCTTCCCATACCCAGTAAACTGCCCCTAAACTCGTTCCTGGAGTGTTAGCTCCTGTACTAGGGTCCGCTGTGACGGTTTGTTTAACCAAGTCACTAGCTGGGGGGGCGTTAGCCTGGGATCTACTGGGTGAGACCTTACAGCCATTGCGCTTTAGCCACGCATGGCTTTGATTGTGTGGAACCGTGTAATGCTGCGCCTGATTGGCGGTCAACACAAGAATGCCGACATTACCTGCCACGGATTCCATACCAGACATGAATCTCGCTCCTAAGGAATGGAGAGTGACCATTTGGTATCTTGTCATGTAGTCCTGCAGCTCTGGAAATCGATATGCATTTATGGTTCTGGCAGTACCGACCACCGTCTGGTTAGCAGCTATTTCTGGCTGCCCATCCATGGTGATCCACTGCTGGAATTGCACTCGGTTAAGAGCTGGGTTGCGTACGATGGTTTGAGGCGCTCGTCGCCTAACAGTGGTCCGATTCGAATTTACGCCAGTACTTCGCTTTTGCTTTCGCTTAGCCATGTTCTTTATCAAATCGCTCGCTTATAACACACTCGTTGCTAACGTTTGTGCTCTTTCAACTCGAGCACGCGCTAGTCTGTCGACTTTTTCCAATAGGTCCCTCGGCAAATGTCTAAAATACTGAAGGAGTTGAACCCTATAAGCGGCATATCCGGGGTCAGCCGGATTGTGACTCAAGAACCGGAACAAGGTCTTGCTAAAATCTACAGGGTAAGCTACCCCTGATCCAAGAAATACCTGAGAACAAAATTCAAAGTTCTCTAGGGTTGGCCGCTGCACACACATTTTAACTGTATGACCAATATCGCTCAAACCCTGTTCCAGTCCGTCGAACCAGATTTCGAAGCTGTCGTCACCCATGGCTTTTATACCACCTAAAGGCAAGGATTTAGTAAACCCAACACGCCAGCGAGCAGCTAAAGAGGCGATAACCCTCACTCGCGAATTAGTCGAGGAGGTGTTATAATCGCCTGATAGTTGTCCACCGGGTATAGTTTGGGCATACATCTTACCATCAGATGTAACATAGGTGCTATGTCCAACGACATAAGAGTGGCATCTCAATAGGAAATGCGCTAACGCATTTCCACCCATGAGCTCCGCTCTCAAGTCGGCGTCAAGATCCAACTCCCATTGCTGGACAGACCAGTCCCATCCAGAAACATCAGTTTCGCAAACAGTTCCGCTTTTGCTAAACATATTTGCTACTTCCCAAATAACTTTGAGGCCATCATCATTTAAACCCATTCCGGGTGATGATGGGCATTGCTGCCACAGCTTGATTTCTG